CTTCTCTAGTTCTTGCGCAATACCAAAGCCGCCAGCGCTCTTGGCAGCAGCCCCCGTAAAGAATGCGTTCAGTCCATCAGTAAGTGTTTTAATGCCGTTAGAAAATGGCGTAACAACACTATTAAGGAAATTAACAGCTAGCGGCTCAAATGCTTCATACAAAAGTTTGGCCGAATTTCCCATTCGGTTCATCGCACCCTGGAACGTCCTGGCCGCACCTTCTGCTCCAGGGCCAAATTCCGAATTCATAATCAAGCTTACGTTCGTAAGCAATTGCTTCATCGCCTCTCCCTTATACGCGCCATCCTCAAGGGCCTGAGAGAAGTCGCTAATAGCCTTTTCTCCTTTAAACCCTGCGGCCTCAGCGAAAATAGCCATTGCGCCAGGCAATACGTCACCAAGCTGGCCTTTCAGCTCTTCTGACATAACCTGGCCTTTGCTGGCCATTTGAGCAAAGGCATAATTCACGCGATCAACCTTGTCGGCGCTCATTCCGAACGTTGCCGCAGCCTTGCTGATGCCAGTAAACAATCCGCGAATTTCTTCTCCACTAAAACCAGCAGGCTCCATCGACGCATAAAGCCTGGTAAAACCTTCCCGAGCAGACTGCAGAGGAATATTGTATTTATCAACCAGATCCAAAATCAACTGATTTGAATCCCTGAATTCACTACTGGTAGGAGTGATGGCTCCCAATGTGTTCCTAAAGTTCTGCAAAGCAGAAACTGCCTCGACCACTTGAGCAGGGAAATTGGTTATTACAGCGAGAGCTTTGTAAGCAGCGCCAAAAAGCAACACTTGTTTTGCTGCAAATCCAAACTCATCACCCATTTCACGGATGAGTCCCTGTCCCGGCAGAGAAGAAGGCATTCTTCCTGAGAAGAACCCCCCAAGTCCGCCGCCACCACCGCCGCCACCGCCTCCGCCGACACCACCACCCCCAGCCCCGCCTGGAGGCAAAAAGCGCGCTGCAGTGCCCAGTGGCACTTGGCCAGATGCGACTTCCATGCCCCTCCGTTGAGAGGCGCGAGCTGCATCTTCAGCGAAAATAACTGCAGATCGAGCAGCAGATCTTGTACGCGCCTCTAGTTCCCGAAGCGCGAGTGCAGCGGCTCGTGAAGCTTCAGCGGTGCCAGCAGGACCAAGCAACCCAGCAACACGAGTGGGTGCGGGTGTTGAGTCGAAAATACCTCGCACCGGCAGCGAAGGTCCTTGCATTCGGGGCTGAGACATTCCATAAGGAACAGCTCCTGCCCGGCCAATAAATCCAGTGCCATATGCACCAGGCATCCCCGGTGGATAATTCACAAAACCAGGAGAAATAGCACTCCTACCGATGTAACCAGTAGAAAGAACGCCTGGATTTACAACGCCACCAGTAAAGAGACTTTGATTTACGCCAGTACCAGCACCAAAGCCTCCACCAGCAGAAGCGAGTGCTTCAATAAGACTTGCAATACGGCCTGGGCGAGGCGTTTGACGCCCGCCCATATCAGGGGCACGATATTGCTGACCATAAAGACCCTGTAAGCGAGCGGTAAGCTCACGCGGATCCATGCCAAACATCAGCGGCAGTGCTGCTGCAAAGGCAGGGGCGCTGGCCGCAGCGCCCCTTGTGGCAGCTCTGGTCGCTTGAATATTTCCCAATGCGGGGCCAGCCATTGCCGCGTTAATTCCAGCGCCGGTTTGCAACAAGCGGCCACGCTGTTGACGATTACCAGGAAGCTGGACGATGCCAGCCATGGCGGCAATCATCGTTGCTTGAAGGCGAGCTGCACCAGACTGGGCTTCACCTTGCAAAGCGCGGAACAGGCTTCGCATTTCTTGAATGCCCATCCGAGTGGCTTCACTCAAGCCATTCTTTAACCCTTGCTCAAAACCTTCTCCAGAGTCTTCACCAACTTTCCTAAACTCTCGCGATGGAGACGCGATACCAAGGACATCCTTGATAGAGCGAAGCGTATCTTCTCCAAGCTTCGCGGCAGCTCTTCCTACTTTTGACGATCCACCTTTCAAGCCATTTGCAAGGCCATTTACTGCCTCTTCTCCACTGTCACTAAACGCCGGAACAAGAGCAGCACGAATTTCTTCGCTGGTAGACCTTGCGAGACCTTTGCTTAATTGACCAACGGCTAAATTGGCCTCACGAAACAGACCATAAACAGCCTGAAGTTGCCCTCGGCTAAGTCCTTCTACTGCCTGAGCACCAGCTAGTCGACCAGTAACAGCACGCGAAGCAGTGCCACCAAATCCCGCAGGCGGCTTGCCTTGCTCCGTATATTTGATCTTAATTTCAATGGGAGCTGCAACTGCTCGGCGAAGAGTTGCAAGACTCCGATTCAGTTGCCCTAGATTTGCGCGTGCTCCAACAATCTGCGAATCATTAACGTTGATGCGCAATTCTTTCGTGAGTCCAGCCATTTGGCGCTGGAAATCACGCTTGTCAATACTGAGCTTTACTTTCCCGGAGAACTCAGACGCAGCAATCTGGCTCAGCTTGCCAAGCTGTTGGCGAAAATATACAAGGTCAAATGATACGCCAAGCCGGAGTTCCGCCGCCATTACTGCGCTTACAGCATTCTTCTATTAAGTGTAGCTTTAACGAGGCATGATATTACTCATCACTCCGTATTGAAGAGTTTTTAAGCTCCTCGGCCAGCATCGAAACCACTCTTGGATCCATCTTTCGCGTCTTCATTAGACGCTTGAGTACCGCAGCACTCTCTTCCGTAATTCCTGTTTCTTTCTTAAGCTTGCGCGTATCAAAAGGCAGGAAGTCGTCGGGCGTCACTGATACTTTTTTGCCTCCCAGCGCATGAGCAACCATTGTCGCCATCTTGGCCACTGATACACTCTGCAAATTCAATTGCGTGTGATCATGCCGCTCCAAAAACCTTAGAGCGGCTAGCACATCCTTGACTTTTTGCCTGGAAAAATTCTCCGGCGTCCACCTATCATCTTTCAACGATGATGCATTAAGCCGAAAGAAAATAGCATTCCAATCAGTAAGGCCTTTTAGAAACGCACGCGCCTTTTTCTCTATTCGTTCGGCAAGGCTTCCCCCTTGGTTTTCCTCTTCGATTTTTTTGCTTGCGCTGCTTTCACCTCCGCATCTTGTTCCTCAGCGATAAATTCCAGCACCCTGCTTTGCATTTCGCGAGTCATGGTCTTTGTGTCTTCAATAGACCAATCGTCAAGTCGCTGCCAGTCTTCACCAATTTTGCCCTCACCACGACAGCGCATAAACGCGGTAATGAGCTTGGCATTGCCAAGTTCTGCTGATCCGCCCGAAGTGACCATGGAGAGGGTCTCTTCAGTGTAGTCCGATAGCAATTCAGCCTCAGTGAAGCCGCCGCCACCTTGAAGCATCTCAAACGCTTCATCCAGAGGAATGTCTTTTGCTGCCGCAATTTTTTTGGCAAGCTGCACAGCCTTGATCGTGCTCTGGCTTTGCGCCTTAGAGATTTCCTCTTGCTCAATGCTTTCAGCAACAAGCCAACCACCATGACGCTGCAAACGCAGCGTCGAAGTGAGTTCAAAGTAGCTGGCCTCTTCAGATGCCAGTAGGAAGCTGTACTTGCTCATAACTCAGAATTGCCAATGGCACATTAAACGCTTTAAGACGCTCGCCTTTCGTTCGCACGTCTTCAGGCAGTTCAATCAGAAACGAATGTTGCTCGCTTGAGATTCTAATAGTGGTTTCCGAAAAAGAAATAACGCAGAGAATGCCCGCCTCAAGGGTGGGTCCATCCACCCTGGCGTTAATCACATGCACTTCTCCAGAGTCACTCTCTAGATAATCAATGGGACCATCAACCATTGAGGCTTTGATCGATGCGGGCCATTAGTCTACTCTTGATATCACTGTCTTCAAACAAGAATTCAGAAGCCAGTTCATCTGTCCATCGACGCGCCTCTCGTGAATGAGGCCCTTGCCCTTCATGAACAAACCATGCGTATTCGTCGCCGCTTGAATTCTTTGCGTTCCAATGCCAATTAGCTTCGGCGCCATTGGGCACGCTTGAGTAACGATAACTTTCTACGCCACTGTCGTACAAAGCTTCGGTGTCAAGAATGTCACGAGGGTTGCCAGCTACTTCGCCGTTTTTTCGCGACGTGAGAGGCCCCGGATAGACATATTGTTCTTCAAATTTTTCTCGCCAATATTCTTTGTTTACATCCTCTTCTGTCCATTGCTGAAATGCTCTTATTAACGCCTCCTCTACTTTCTTGGTGCCAATAATCCTTGCAATACCAGCCATAAGCGCTCCTTATTCGTTAGCTACTGGGCGGTACTGCGTGGCAATTTCAATGTCTGGGATAATAAAGCGAGCATATTGATATTCCCTGTCGCTTGATGGAAATCCCTGGAGTGTCGCATCCGGGAAATGCCTCAACATTCGATCAACGGCATCATCCATGTCCTCGCTTGACGGGTCATACTGCGACAACACCACTTCCCATGCTTTCCGCATCTCCACCATCCCCATCAGGGGGCGGCTACGGCGCACTGGATACTGCTTTATGGATGCCTCCATACCACGCACCTTCCAACCCTTCGGCACGCCGCTTCTGCCGTCCACCCACAATGCCGGTACTGTCGTGCCGTTGGGCAGCGTATAGCTGCCCAACAAATCTGACAATAATTGCGAAACCGTATCCCTAACTTGAAGGATGTTCATATCAATAAAATAGCCCCCTTTCGGGGGCTTGCGGGACTTTCTCTATGGAAAGGATCAGGAATTAGGAGCGGTGGGCAGGATTGCGCCGGAGATGGTGCAACGGCCAGTGCCGTAGGTGCCACGGCTCATAAGGTCAAAAGTGGTCTCAACGAGGTTATCAGCAGGATAGCTCTCGTTGTAGTTCATCACAGTAGCAGCGAAGCAGGTGAGGTCATAAGTTTGACCACCCAGGAATTTAAAGATCTCTACATAGATTTCAAAATCCTTTTCGGTGCGACCGCGCAGAATCACATCCATTGCCTCATCGAAAGCAGTGCTATCAATGGAAGTGCCGTCCAGATCCTTCTGGAAGTAGGAAGTGATAGAAGCTTGGCAACGCTGGGTAACTTTCACGCTATCAGCGAAGCCGCCGCCACCAAGCAGGTAGTATTCTTGTTCGCCATCGTTAAACGAAACGGTGGCATTGGTGACACCGCCCAGGAAATACATGTTGGCGGGAACGCCAGACGAAGGACGGGAGAGAACGCCGGCAGAAGCCGGGGTGATCACAGGACGAGTGGCGCCAGACAGGGCACCCACATACACGATGGTGTCCTGACTCTTGATGATCTGAGTGGGATGTTGAATGGCCATTGAAACAATGCGAAGGAGCGTGATTAACGATTAAGGACACTTCCTGCTCCCACAACTCTAAAGTAGCCGTGGATTGGGGTGCCCAAAAACTGACGGTAGTGGTCAGTCATTTCGGTCGTAGGGAGTAGTTCAAAACGCCCCTCCTGATTTTCAATGGTGGCTGCTGCCACACTTCCAGGGGGCACTCCCGAAAAAGCTAATGGGCTAACTAATCTGCCTTTCATATAAATGGCAGTTTCATCAGCCCCAAGCCGCTGATCATACCGAGGATCCCTGCTCTGCTTCAATGTGGCGTAGTACGTAGCGTCTCCTGTGAGTTCTACGTAATTACCAGTGGCCGAATCTGTTGCGTATCCGCTCGCCACTGCAAATACCAGGGTGGCATTGGCTAGTGGCGGGGCAGGATTAGTCATCAGACAACAAAACCAAGCAGAGAAGATGATGCCGCTTCAGTGAGACGCTTGAACTCCTGGCCATACAATGTGGCTTCTAGTCCCTTGCCATACACCTTGCCATCTGTAGCGCCAATTTGAACGCCCATTTGAGCAAGTTGGATGGAAATGATGTGAGCAGCTAGAAAACGTACAGCTCGGTCAGTCTGATCACCAAAGATGTCGGACGATACGTCTGCAGAAGCGCTTTCAATGGCGCCGTTCACAATTCCCGAAGGATGGGGACTGAACTCAGGAAAGCGCTGTAGGAAACCAGAATAAGTGACTGTCATGCCTTTCCTGTGCGAATAGCTTCAAGGCGACGGTTAATCGCGTTGCGCACCCTCACGCGGCCTTCAATCTTCTTCCAATCCCCGAGTTTGTCCTCATCGTGGAGAAGTTCAATAGCCTGGATGGCCTGACTAAGAGGAAGCTGTGAAAGATTTTCGGCGGATTTGGGAATGGTCTCAATCTCCACCCTCTCTTTCATCTCCTCAATGGCTCCAATACGAAGAAGACCCTGCACCGTTGGGTTCAGTTTTGCTTCTTCCCATTGTTCATCAGGAATTTCCTGATTAAGGCCGGGGGCGAGGCTAATCATGCCTCGCTTTGTAATCACTCCGAAACTGGCCTCTCGCGGCGGATTCTCAAGTTCAGGGCGGTAAGCAATAAGCATTGTGTGTTCA